CGTAGGACTTTACTAATACCTGATCCGTACTTTAACTCGAAAGCGTACTCGACACCTGGTGTTATCTTGTGCTCTGTGACTTCACCATTAGCCCTTGTTATCTTTAGCTTTGCCATTATTGCTCCTTAATTAAGGTGTTACGTCAACTACTATAACTGAGTTACAAGTAAATGTAATGCTCTGTGTTGAGATGTCGCCAACAGCACCATTTAGGTCTTGGGTATTGTTTACCAAAACTGTAGTTTGATACTCTGGGTTGGTAGTGCTAATTACTGCGTTAGAACGCTTAATTACTAGCGGTACTGTAGTACCCCAGGCTGCCGCTAAGGTTGCAGTAACTGCACCTGTGCCGCTTGCTGCATCATTGTTAAGCAGGTCTAGGGTAATTGTTGATGCCTCTAGTCCTTTAACAAACTTGTGAGCTGTGTCGCCCATTGCTGTAATTTCTAATTCATCAAAACTGCGGTTAATAGTAACCCCTGTTACATATGCTGAAATGTCAACACTGTTAAGAGTAACTACCGCACCATTGGATAAAAATACGGCCATTAGTCTTGCTCCTCTTCTTTTTTGTAAGCAGGTTTTTTAACCGCTACTGGTGTGTGTGTAATCTGACCTGTCTTGGCCAGAAAGTTCTTTTCTTCTTCTGTTAATCCTTGATATGCCATTTTAACTCCAACTCGTTAGGATTGATACAGTAATTTCTGATACTAGCAAGTCGCCACTAGCTGCGTTAACTATTGCTGGTGCAGAAACGCTAGATATGTTCATTTGATAAGTTGCGGCAGCCAATTTAGTTACTACTGCCAAAATGTAATCTTCCATACCAGCCAGGTTGCCTTGATTATCTAATGCTGGTTTAGTAATAAGTATTCTAAAAGTTGCCAACGGATTAACACTTATTTCATCATTATTAGATGGTGTTATGTAAGGATCGCCTGGGGTAATTACTACTGCGTTGGCGAGCAGAGTACTTGGAGGAAAACTAAATACTGACCACACGCCAGCATTGGCAAGTGTTGTCGCTAATGTGCTACGTAATGTAGTTATTGCGGCTGGCATTATCCCACCAAAGATGCAGGTGATGAATACGGCTGAATGAGGCCACGCACTCGGTTAATCAGCTGATAACCCATCCGATAAGGGCTAGCGCTGACCCCATCCATACCGACCCCACCCGTCTGGCTAACTTGTCTAGATTGCCAGATATCTACGGCTACGATCATGGCCGCTTCTCGGATTGCAGGGGTGCTCGCATAAGCTTGGGTCTTGTGGTCTGGGCCTGTGGCTACGCCATAAGGTACTACTTTGTGAAAGTTTTGATTAGCTGCAACTTTATTATATTGCACAAATGAATAGCCATTAGGATAATTAACTTGGCCATAGTTATACATAAATACTGGAATTAAACTAGTAGTGCCAGTGCTAGGTGGTATTGTGCCAGTGATTGTGTGTGAACCATTAAATGCAGATCCACAAGCACTTACAACTATTGTTTGTCCTGCCACAAACGCATTAGGATTAGCAAGCATAAGTGTTGCAACATTGTCCTGTAATGCAGTGGCTACTACTGGTGCAGTGTTAAACCATAAGTATTGATTAATTAAATCTTCGGCTGTTTGACAAACTTCTTCAACTGTAGCCGAAGTGTAGAGTGAACCAATACCTAAATTACTTCGTAACTCAGCTTCGGTTACATATGTGGCTGGCATCTCTACTCCTTGTCTAAAAAAGCTCCCCCAGGGCTAGGGCTACTAAACCCCAGGGGATTATTAATTGTTAAACGGGTTTATCAGGTCTTCTTGTACTTAACAATTCCGTTAGGCATCTTGGCGATTGTTGCCATGTATCCGTAAATTGCTACCTGTACTTGTAGGTTTGATACTACGTTTACAGACATGAAGTTTTGTGCGGAGCGATAAACAGTGAATGCCTCTGGTGCAAGGATAATCGCAGAATCATCATCAAATGTTGTAGCTGTGAAGTTCTTGTCTACGTATAGATCAAGTCCTAGCACGTTACCACGGATAGATGTTGGATTAACTTGTCCTGCTGCGTTCATCGGTTGCAAAGCATTAAACACGGGTCTCTTCGTGGTGTCCTGAGCTCCGATTAATGCACCCCATTGTGCTGGGTTAGCAATGTAGTTCTGTGCAAAGTAACCTGTGTTTGTGTAAATAGTACGTGCTGCTTCTGTTGAGAATGCGACGATACCATCTAGATCTGCTGTGGTGTTTGTGCCGTTAGCAGATGCTTGGATCAAAGCAGCTAATACTGTTTGATCTAAGCGCTTCAAATATGCATACTCTAATTGCTTTGTAAGCTCTGCATAGAAGTTAGGGTCTGAGCGCTCTAGTAATTCTACTGAGAGTGTGTTCATACCAGCATACTTAGATACTGTGCCAGTTAGGTATTGTGTTTCCATACCTGTGTTAGCAACTGCACCAGCTTCTGCTTCTACAGTTACTTCTGGTGCAACGCCTGAACCGCCACCAACGCTTGTAACAAGTGAAGGTACGCTTATAGACATGCCGCTTGTAGGCAAAGTGCCTTGGCTGCACGCATCGATTGCTGGTGTACCAAAGCGTGTGTTAGTTACAAACTCGCTTAGGTATTGTGTTGGGTTGAATGCTGGGTTGGTTGAGAATGAATCATCTGCTGCTGCTATGTACAGTTTAGAATCATCGTTACCTAGAGCAGCCTTAATTTTGTGCTCTGTGTATGCAGCCATAGAAGTAATTGGCGTACGTACTGAGGTCTGAATTAGTGGTGCTGTAATTACTGGGCGAGCAGCTTCTACTGTAGGAGTAGCAGCCTCTGCCTTTGCTTCTTGTGGCGCTGTTGCTAAATCTTCCACAGGAGCCTCGCTTTCTTTTGGTTGATTTGTGTCCTCTGCTTCGTTTTCACTAGCAGCAACTTTAGTTACCCTCGCATTTTCTCCGAAGGCTGGAGATTCGACTAGGCTGACCTCACGTAAGGTAGCGCTAGTAACATATAAATATTCTTTTTTCTGTATTGACTTATTAACATCCACACCTACAGACAGGCCGTCAATTAGTTGCTCACTTGCAAGAATAAGCGCTTCTTGTCCAGCCATGCTAGCGCTAATTTTAAAGCTAGCGTAAATACCATCTTCTGCTTCATTAAATTTTTGCATACGGCCTATTGGTCGATCTGCTGAATGTTGCATAAGCATTTTAATTTTGCCAGGATCGCCAATTTCTATTGAATTTTTAGCAAAAACTACTTTACCAACTGAAGTGTGCCCTACACTTTCAAACGGCACAATCTTGCCAGCGATAACTCTACGCTCACCATCGGCGGCTTCTACCTGGCTACTGAATGTAAGTTTCATCTTCTTCTTCTCTCCCGTTAGGTGTCATTTGTTCCATTTCTTTAGCATCATCCACATCGATTAAACCTAAAGCCAACATTTTCTCTAATGCCTCTAGGCGCTTCATTGTGTCAGCTCTTAAAAACGATTCCTCGATTTTGAATTTTACGGAATGTCCTCTGGCGGTTATATCATCCATGCTGAGTCTATCCTCAATCGCACAGATAAAAGGCTGTAATGAGTAAGCTACAAACTCTTTGCGACCATCAATAATATTTTGATATGTCATTGAGTTATTCATATCTGCGCTTATGTAATATGCAGGTACGTTCATAGCACGTGCAATCTGTGTGGCTAAATATTGTTGTGCTTCGTTATACATCATGTCTTTAGGGCTAAAGCCTGTAGTTTCATAAGATAGAGTAGATGTTAAATATGCTGTTGATCTATTTAGACGGCTTTGTTTCCATTGTGCTAATAATCCAGATACTTGTTGCTCTGGTAAATCTGCGCCAGTGTTTTTAATGTAACCACTTGGCATTGGTGTTTGTGCTGATACAGCTGCTGCTTTTTCAATATCTAATGCACTTTGAATTGTACGTGCTGCGGTTTGTAATACACCTTGTGTTAATCCTTGAAATGTGATAAGCGAACCAATACCAGACATTGGAGCAGTTTGTCCATCTACATAATAAGCTTCTACTTCTGTACCAAACTTATTTGTAGTAAATGTAACTCTGTTATTGGCAATCCATTCAAAACGTGATGGCCTTAAATCATCTGCATATAATTCTGTTACACGCCAATATGCAACACCATAAAATAAAAGACTATCGACAGTCCATGATATGGTGACGGATCTTGGTTGCCGATAGTCTGGTTGTTCGAGCCATAGAGGGTTCCCCAACTCCTCACCATTAGACTTTTTGTAAAGACCTAACGGCAAGTAGGAAACTACACCAGCTATAAGATTTCTGCAACGTGAAACGGCAGGTACTTGCATTGCATAATTGCGATCTAATCCACCAGGGAAATTACCGACACCAGTTGTAAATGAACCATAGCCATAGGCTGTGTCCATAATGGCAGGGGCGTATTGCGCTTGTACGGATTCAGTTTTTTTATTTATACCCAAAGCAGACAATAGACCCATAGATATACTTTATACCATAAAACGGACTAATGGTGCAAGTT